GAGGCCCAGACCGTAGGCATCACACTCGCTCGACTTATAAACGTCGAACCCTGCCACGCGAGGAATGAAGCCTTCGGCCTTCTCGCGGATGAAGCCTGGGAACTCAGCAGAGTTCAGCGATTTCACGAGGGAAGCGAAATAGGTTGGATTCAACAAAACCGCACGGCCTTCGGTCGGCATTCCCTGAGTCGTCAAACGAGCGGAAAGGTCAGCGAGATCCGAACGATCGAAGTTTCCAGCGTTGATCCCGACGGAATCAAAGTTGGAAGAGGTCACCAGATTCCACACAGTTCCGAACACGGATTTGCCGAGCGCGGTCAGTGCAGGATTGATGAACAGGTCGTTCAGGTTGATCGATGATTTGGAACGCTCCAAATCGTTAAAGCCATACACAAACCCGGGGTACTGGTTCAGCGTGATGGTCTTAGCAACAGTTTCAACGCCAGTTCGGATGAATCCGAGGCTAAGATCCTGTGCGGTAACGTTTACGGGATACCGAGTTGTGATACTTGCACCACGATCAGCGATTTCTGTCGAAAAATCTGTCGTGCATGCACCGAGTGATGCGAACAGGGCCTGAAGGGAAGGAAGTGATTCCTGGGCGATTTGTGCCAGGTTCACCCCAGCGATTGTATTGCTCATTTATTTGGGTTTGTTGGGGTTACTTACTGAGTGTTGCGCGATTCTTCGCGTAAAATTCGTTTCTGGCTTCGATTGGTAGGATGTTGTATTCAGCCCACAATTCGTCAGAAGTTTTCGGTGCAGGCGCTTCAGGCGTCACCGGCACAGCAGGCACGCCAAGGTTGGCAATCACTGCATTTGCTTTATGCTCAGCGGATGCCTGAGCTGCTTCGAGTGCCAGAGTCAACTCACTAATCTGAGCGAGTTGAGCGGCGGCGGAAGCCTTCAAAGTTTCATTGTCAGCAGTCAACGCGGCAACGACCTCAACTACCGAGCTATGCTCAGCGGCGAGTGCGTTAAGCGCGGCAACATCGGCGCGTGCGGCATCAAGAGCTTCAAGAGCAGATGCCAAGGTATCGGGGCGATCCATATACCCTAAGTATAAAAAGCAAAACGCCCGCAGAGATTTAACCCTGCGGGCGTCATACACTATGAAACTACATCAACAATGACAACAGACGACCGTAAGCTAACTCTTCTGTCGCCACTTTGTCAATGAGCTTGTTCTGTAAAGCGCGACCCGCTAGGAAGCACTGCCCACGCATTGACTCCGGCGCGACATTGCGGTTTCTCAATACGTTAGCTTTGAACAAGTTAAAGTTGTCCTGCACCAACTCCTGAAGGGACGCGGCTTGTGCGGCGGTGAGCGAAGGACCAGACATGGCTCCCTTTAAATCGCCTTCTGTGTTTGTGATTGGTGCCCACTCAAGGCCCTCATCGGCCCACATCGCGGATTGATCCACCCACGGAATAATAGCTCCAATGCTGCCAAGCGTTGCGCTAGGAGATGCCCAGATTTCCCGAGCGCTGCAAGCGATGTTATACGCGGCGCTGCAAGCCATTCCATCCGTCCAAGCCAGCGTTGGAATCTTGGAGGAAATAGCCTGAAGCATGTCTGCCACTTCACTGTTTCCGGTGCAGGCCCCACCGGGTGAGTCGATTTCAAGCCAGATGCCGCGCACGTTGGCTTTCATCGCTTCTTCCAGTTCGTCTTCAACGTCTTCGTAGTCGGTGGCACCACAGCATTTCTCGATCTCCGAAATACCCTTTGCCATCGTGCCGCAGATGTGAATGTGCGCGATGCCGTTTGGGTCGATCTCCATTGGCTCACGCGGATTCATAAACGCGCTCATGTCCATTTCGCCGTCGTCGCCATTTGAGCGAGCAATGCGGGACTTGATAAGACGGTCGATGACCTGAAACCCGCCAGCGGTGATGAACCAAGGCTCGTGGTAAACTCGGGAAAGGATGCGTGAAAAGCTCATAAGTTTTGAGTCATGTCCTGAGGTTGTCCGTTTGGAGTCAGAATCCCAAACACTGATCGCGGAAGCCCGGAGCGTTCCATGCGTTTGCGGATCTCAATTTCTTCTTTCTCAACCTCATCCAAATGCTGGTCGAGCGTCATTCCGCCCGCGCTCAGAATATCCGTCATCGAGCGCATTCCGGCGCGGTACGCTTCGATGGCATCACGGGAAGCATAGCCAGCATCAGCGGTGAGCAGAGGAGGCGCGCTGAATCGGAACTGGTACGCTCCACCGCGTGCGGCATCGGATCCAGTGTAGCGTGGCAAGAGACCCAGTTCGACGGCCCGAGCAATGGCAAACGCGCAGCGGCGTTTGCAGAATTGTGATAGGTACTGATGCCGGTCAGTGATCGAACGGTTTGCCATTTCGAGCATGATCCGAGCGGATGCACCGCCAAGTTTGCTCATGTCCCAGCCTAGTTCTGGGGGCCAGCCCATCGCAAGCAGTGCATCTCGGATGATGCGCTCCTGCAAGCGGTCCTGAGCTTCTGAGGGGAAATTAGTATCGAATGCCTTGATTGACTCACCGGCGTTGGCGCGCATGTACTGAACCATTCCGCCTTGCATCTGCTCCATCCGAATATTATTCGATTGGTTAAACGACCCGTTGTCTGCCAGCGCGTAAGCAGGGTCGGCAGGGTCTGCCATACCGTGTTCGTTGTTCACGATAAACGTCAGCTTGGCGTGAGCGTTTGCAGCAAACCGAATGTCATCGCCCAACTCTTTGAGCGACCGCAGGCCCATGATTGCCGGCGCCAATCCACTGATGCCGCGCACCTGTCCGATTTCGCGATGGTCACGGGTGAGCATGGCAGACTGAGCAGACACGATGCGGTCCTGATCGATTGTCTCGCCAAGGATGCGGTAAGCGATTGCGCGGCCTGCACTGTTCAGTATTACGCCGTTGTCCTCGCGATAGCCAGCGTATGCGCCCTCTTTAATCACCAGAGGAATTGTCGAATCACGCGAGCCAATTTGATGCCAAGGGACGATCTGAAGCTGCGGAAATCCGCTCTCCGACGTCGTCAGAATCGTGAGCGCGTCACCGTCTCGGTCAATGGCTACGGACTCAAGAAACAAGCCATCCCACCACGACATGCCGTCAACGTAGCAGATTTGAAACCAGTCGTTTAACCATGTTTCAGCCAACGCGCCCCATTCCTTGTTTTCACCTTGGAAAATCGGCTTCATCGCCTTGCCAATGGTCATCATGGCGCGTGAGTCGATGGCATGATTAACCAACCCGACATTCCAGTACATCTTACGCGCCATTGAATTCACCTGGCGCCATTCGCCAAGCGGAACCTCTTTAGTAAAGCTCTGAAGATGTTGCTGATAAAACGGTTGCGTGCCCCATGCGCCGCCTTCAATAAGACGCTGGCGGCGATACACCTGATATTCCGAGGAGACCTTCGGAACGTCTGATTTGAAAAAGGATTTGAGTTTAGAAACCAGACTCATAGGAATCGAATTGAAGTCCGCGTGATTGGCTGGCAGATGCCTGCCTCTTTAAGGTCGATTGCCTGTTGCACGATTGTGAGCACCTCAGATGCTGTCATGCCGTTCGCAAACGTGAAACTGGACCCGTTCACTGTTGACGCTGCCAGATAGCCACCTTGGCCGGCCATCACTTTGTCCAGATTGGCGTCCCTCATGGCGCGCAACTCGGCAAGATCTCTCGACAAGAGAGCGCGGACTAGGTGTTTTGGACTCACACCTTAGTTATAAAAAGCAAAATGCCCTCACCCAGTTACCCGAGTGAGAGCAGTTCAGTAGTGTTTCGCGACTCCTACACTGCCATCGTCGCGCTAATTTGTCAATGATCCTTCAGTAGCCCCAGCATCAGCGCGGCGGCTGTGGTCATTGCCTCGGTATCCCACATGTGATTGTCCTTCCGCAGTTTAACGTAGCGATGGGTAATTCTTTTTGTCACCTTGTCCACCACTTCCCGTTTTACCTCGGAATTAATCTGTTTCAGGTACTCGGACGGCACGTCTTTTGGATATTCCCACACAGGCGAACCTTGTGCCCTGAGCTGTGACAAACGGTCCTTCACTCCTTCGTTCGACCAAAAGATATAACGCGCCCGTCCCCCAGTAGGAGCTGCGGCTTCCTTCACTGGCGAAAAGAATTTCTGAACCTGTTTTCCAGACTGAATATGAGTAAATCCATCTCTCCCAGAACCATGAAGCGCGGTCCAATTAAACCGCACGCAATCTGTATACGATAGCCCTGTGTCATATTGCGCATCGATAAAGCACAATTTTTCTGGCACCTTCATTTTCTGTTGAAGCACCCTTAAATTTTCTGCCGTGGACATTTCTCCTGCCCAAAGTAAACGACTTGACCCATCAATCCGAAAAGCTCGGATCGTGCACCAAAAGTGATCTCTCTGTCTGTCGATAGCCATGATGCGTTTAACCTCGTTGTCTATTGGTTGACCATCGGCATGATCTGACAGGTAATAATCACCTGCGGTGAGGTTAATTTCAGGAGCTTCCTGCTCCATCTTCCAAGACTGCGCCAGTCGCTTCTGCACAAACTGCCGCAGCGGGTCGGTCATCCCTCTGTGTTTGGACTCCTGAGCCTTTAGCCATTCGATAACCAAATCGGCCCAAGGAATCCACCAAACCGCCAGCGCGGACCATGTAAACGCCGTATTGCCAGAGATCGGCTGATTGCCATCCTGTACCTCATAGCGTCCACGGTTAGACAAACTGCGGCGGCCTTGCGCCGTGTCTAGCGTTACGTGGTCGCAGTGCGGGCACTGATGCCTGACGCTGGCAGCTAGCTTCTGCCAGTCCCACTCTCCAGCCTCAGTTTTGGCTTCGTCGTAACGGATCGAGGTCCACAGGTACTTGTGCCATACCCCGCAGGACTCGCATTCCGTTCCCCACTCGCGGACGATTCCCGACTGAAACTCCAGATCAAAATCCTCACCGGCGTTTCCTGCCTGAGAACAAAGGATGGTTTTCCTATTCCATCTGTCGTGGTGCCGCTTCTTTAGCTCCCCGATCATCCCCGCATCCCAACGCCAGCATTCGTCTCCATAACAATAGCGCATCGACTTTTCTTGCAGGCTAGAAAGATTGGCCCCAGAAAGAAACATCGCCATATGTGGAAACAAAATCGACGTTTTCCGCTTTAGATGCCGATCACTTGGAAAAAGTTTCGCCACAGGCGGACACGCCTCGAGGATCGGAAGCAGTCGGCTTTCCGCCCATTCTTTGGTCGTTTCGTCCGTTTGACCCACTACCAGCATTGGCCCAGGTTGTTGTGCTATAATCCACGGTACGATCAACTCCAGAAGCGTGGTTTTTCCGCCTCCAGTCGGCGCCTTTACCACGATCTGTTTGACTCGGTCATCCGTCACTGATCGGACAATGTCATTTAGCCACGGCGCATTATCAGGCGAGAACCGCGTGCTGCGTGCCGAGTGCGGCAGCCTGACGTTGGCTGACAACCAGTCTAGCGGGTCACCTCGGAAGAGCCTGGTGATCCCTGAAATGATGCCCTCAAAGAGTGGATTCATTGAGTTTCTTTTGCACCGATTCCAGAAGCGAGTCGGCGCGCGCCTCTAGCAATTGCCTAGCCGTTGCCTCGTCGACGCCGGCCACCTGTCCGCAAAGGTCATTAACTGCGGCGGCCAGCTCGGCGGATAGCAGAGCGCCAATCGCAACGCCAGCCTCGCGCACCTCGGCGCGATTAATTAGCTCGCCACGTTCCCTGGCGACGATGAGATCCAGTCGTTCAATCTCGCGGAGGGTCTTTTGGAGCTTGGCGCCTCCAAGGTCGGTGGGCTTGGCTTTGAGTGACGCGTACCACTCTTTGGCGGCCTCCACAGAGTGCGTCGGCATGCCCTGTTTGACCAAAAGCGAAGCGGATTGATGACTGATTCCTAATGCCTTTCCTAGCTCAACCCGTCCAACTGGGTCGGCAGATTTTGCCAATACCGGCAATTTTTGCATGCTGGATTTTTTAGGACGACTCATAAGTTTGTGTAACACGACAAGGGGGACCTTCGATTAGTTTCCTGGCCAATAGATTCCTTGCGGGGGGTAGTCCTAGCCAGTTCCGAGGCGGCCCTGTCTCTCCAGTTGGCTAGCGTGTTGTTCGCAACGCCCTCCCTGAGCGCTAGATCCTCGAGTGTGATGCCTCCAGCTATGTCCGGGCGTCCGATAGCGTAAGCCAGACCCAGCGCACGCAGTCGAGTTTTGTCGTCGTCCAGCAGGTAAGTGAGCAGCCGCACGATTGCATCGCTAACTGCCTCGGCTCGTGCCTCTCCAGCGGCTGCCTCATGCCAGAGCATTACGGCCTCCGCCTGAGGTCGGTTGATGTCTACCATGTCTAGGAGATCTTCGATCATAAAAGATGCGTGTCTCTCCACGCCTGTCACGCCCATTGACTCTTGGCGGCGTTCCCGATCTCGCGTCCGAGAATTGTGCAGTCTCTCCTGCTGTCGCACCACTTTTCCCCCAATTTGGTCAGGGGACGCAGGTGTCGCGGAAGTTACTCAGAAGATTGCCCGAGTTGCCTGAGTTTGTCTCGCAATTTCTCAATTTGCGCCTCCATTTCTGGAATCATCACCTCACACAGGACACACGGCCAGCGGCTTGCGTAGTCCGTTGCCCGGTAATGGCTGTCCTCCAGCGCGTGCAGTTTGGTAAGCAATTGGTCAATCTCGCTCATCGGTCATCAGTTTTTTGAGGTTCTGGCAATTAAAACACGGATCCGCATCAGGCCGGCGACATTTGCAAGCGCACCAATACGCAGTCAGGATATCGTGCGCCCGTCTAAGCCTGCGCCTGACAGCGTCGGCCACGCAGTATCCGCACTCGGTTTCGAGTGGGACAAAATGTTCACAGGTGGTTCTCATTCTGCCTCCTCCATGGCCCCCCTGCACCGCAAAAGCAGTGCCTTGTTTTTTGCTGCACGTGCAGCCTTTTCTTTAAGCTTTTCCTCTTTGATTCTGAATTTGTTTTTTACTCTAGTACCTTGGTAAATGCGATTTAAGGCGCATCCTTTATCTCCACTTGAACGGCTACCCATATTATTTACCCTCCTTTGCTGCTGCGATGAGTGCGTCTGCTTGCTCGATCCACCACGCCGGATCGTCATCACGGCGGGAAAATACGTCTGGGTTAGCAACCCAACCTGCTTTTAGCATTGCCGCAATCTCCAGCCGCGAGGGCTCTGGGCGAACTGTCAACTGTTGGTTGACGGTTGCCCCATCACGCTGGATTTGCTGCCACAGATCGCGTTCCAGCTTCAAACGCTCCACCTCTGCGCGGGCTTCATTACGTTCCTTGATAACCTGTTTTATAATTTCCTGTGTGGTCATGTTCAATTCTTCTGTGTTTGTGTTCAATTTTACTCTGTGGATTTGAACAAAATGCGTGTTATTGCGTGTTTTGTTCGCGTTTAATTGCCGCATCAGTCTCCTCAAACGGAACACCCAGCATCTGGGCGACCATCAACCGAGCTTCTGACTCGGACTCAGCTTCGACAATCCATTGCTGATATGGTCGAAAATCGCATTCCACGGCGTAGGTGAGCACGGTTACCATACGACAGTCCTCCCGTTGCCAATGGGCCAGTGCCGTTTGCCAGGCGCGCCAGTAATCCACGCCGATTTAAGCGACTGGACATGCAAAAGCTCTGGACCGCGCCAGGCTTTAATGGTTTCGTGCGTAATCTCTACCGTTATGCCAATTAGCTCAAGTTTGTTGTCGGGGCCGAGCAAAACCCCTTCGTGTGTTTCCATAGTTTCAGTGTTTTCGGTTTGTTTTTGACGTTTCTTTAGTGGAAACAGCCTCAACAGAGTAAATGTTTCCGCGTTTCCGAAGTTTCCGTGTTTTCGACGTTTCCCTATAAGGCCTACGCGTTTCTCGCGCGCCCCCCATTTCCCCTATACTATATATAATATATATTATAAGTAATATTATAGGTAACATAGGTAACGTACCTTAAAACAAGGCACTTGCGCGGAAACTTTAATCGGAAACGCAACGGTAACCTACACTTTCCTCCAGAGTTTACGAGTTCCTTCGCCTTCGCGCCTCACAAACGACTCCCAGCCAAGTTTTCTAAGAATCCGTCCGACGCGTGCGGCAGCTTGCTGCGATTGATTTTCCATCTCAATATCCAACGGGTGACCGAGAAGCTCCCGCGATGAGTAAACCTGCCCGTCAATCAGGTGACGCTCTAAAATCTCCTCCCACGGATCCTCAGGCCGGCGTTCATCGGCAGCGCGGGCGGCGTCGGCCAGCGGGATGCTCCACCAGTCCTCATCGCCTTTAAATCGGCTCACAGCTTCGGCAAATAATTGCTCTCGGTTGTCTTGTAGCCAGTCCAGCTTCAGAAACCCGCACCGCACTGCCCAGAAGCGGCGTGCGCCGGTGTCGTCCTGCTGCCAGTCGTCGCGGTTAGTAGTGCCGGCAAACACTGACTGCCTCGGGTGCTCCTCAGTCATTCGGCCGTAGGGGACTCGGACGCGGTCCACTCTGGTGCTCATAATGCCCTTCAGCCTGTCCACGTCCTGTCGCTTAAAACTATGCATTTCAGCAACTTCGATAATCCATTTGCCTTTCAGTGACAGGACGAAATCCTTGGATCCGAAGTCCTCGTGGCATTCGCCGAACCATTCGCCCCCTAGAATTGCCAGCGCGGACGATTTGCCGGCCCCCTGAGATCCCTCGAAGACTGGCATCGTGTCCACCTTGCAGCCTGGGGAAAATGCTCGTGCCACCAGTGACAGGATCCAACATTCCCCAACCCGGACATGGTATGCGTCCTTGGCAGTTCCAAACCCTGTCGGCAGCAAATCCGCCATCCTCGCTACACCATCCCACTGTAGCGTGCCGAGCCAGTGTGTAAGGCAGTTCCTGGGGTTTTCGCGGGCCACGGTCATCGCGGCCTCATGGATGCGATCCGTGGAGGTTGTCGGCATCTCAAACACGGACTGAACCCAACGGGTCGCACGAGAGGAATGATGATCGGTCCACGGTTCAACCGGCCCGTGTAGGTCGGTTAGTACCCGTTCAAGGAATGAATCCCACCAGATATGTCCGCGCCAGTAGCTGTGGAGCTCCATAATTCGGCACAGCGAATCGAGGGCCGGTATGTATTTCCCCCCAGCGCCCATCTGAAGACCGTATTGCGCCATCTCTGGTGCGGACGGTGGGAGAAACTCGTCGCGAACCTCGACACGCTGCACCACGTCGGCCTCTGGGGTCCGAGTTGCGGTTGTGGTGGTTGTTACCCGAGCCAGCACGACGGGATCAGATGATACTCTCCGAGCAGATGCCAGCAGGCTGTGACAACGCTCGAGGGTCCACCCCTCTGCAATAGCGTCGGCGCAATCCCAGCCCTGAGGGGAATCGGCAGGCGCATCCACGAGTTTCACCTCGGCTTTCAGTTTCCCAAGCGCCTCGGCGACGTCAGCCATGGCTTTGCGCCCAGGCTCGTCAGCGTCCGGCCACAGGACAACCCTACGACCTGCCAGCGGTTGCCAGTTTGCCGATCGGACGGCGTTGGATCCGCCGCACCACGTGACAACAGGCGTGGAGGAGTCGAGCACACTGAGCGCATCGGCGCACTTTTCCCCCTCCACCACTACCACCACAGCATCGGGACGCTTGGCGAGTTGATTGAGTCCGTACAGAGGACGTGGGGTCTGGAAGCCCTTCCATCGCCAGATGATCCGGCCCTCTGAATCGTACCACGGCGTCCGCGGGTGGATGGTTTTGCTGCCGTCGGATTTGTCCTGACGTGTTACGATACCTAAAAGGTTGCCCGAGGCTGACAAGTAATCGTACCGGGCTGAGAACTCCCCGACCTGCGGATCTGGCATGTCGTCGGGGGGATCGAGCACGGGTTCAAATTCTGTGCCATCCGAAATGGGAGCATTCGGTTTTGATTGGAAACCATTAAGCCGGCGAGCGGCTTCTCCCTGTGAAACGCCAAGAATAGCGGCGTAGAGCGATATCGGATCCGAACCACCGTCTCCACTGGCAAAATCCTTCCAAACGCCTTTGCGAACGTGGATTTTCAGCGATTTGCCAGCTTCACCGGTTAGTGAACCAACGCACCAGTCAGGGCCGATTTTGCGCCCATTAGGCAGCCACTGCTGGAGAATGCTGAGGTAGTTGCTGAGCAGTGATTCGTTTAGTTTGTCAAAGTTAATTGTCATAAGTGTTGATTTAGTAGTTCGTTAGCTTCCTCCACTGACCGAGCGACGAAGGCGATGCCTCCATGCCTGTTAACCGTTTCCATCCACGCAACCTGTTCGGGCCTAACGCGACCTGTCGCAGATTTGACCTCGATGGAAAGGAAACGTCCTCGGCACCATCCGATGAGATCCGCGCTGCCAGTTGCCAGACCGAACGTGTGCCATCGGCCAGAGCGGTCCTGAACCTTGCCAGTATGATTACGAAACAGGCGACAGTCAGGACGAGATCCGATGGAGCGGTGGATGGCAGATTGAATTTCGGATTCGGTCATTTAATCTTGTACGTCGTCTGCTTTTTCGTCCGAGCATTCCAGCGATGCCATGCCCATCCCTGAGCGTATCCCTGTTTTCTAGCTATTTTTTGCAAATCCTCCAGTGATCGCGCCGACTTGATAGACCTGTTCAGCGCAGCCTTAGCCCTTTCAACGTCCACCTGTTTTAACTCAACGTCTGATGTCGACTCATCAAACCGTGCCTGTTTCTCTGGGCGTTGCCAGCCGCATTCGGAGCATTCCCGCGCCCCAATCGGCATGATGGCAAAACAGTTTTCACACAGCGACACGCTAGCCCCCTTGGCGCGTTTAACGCGGCCCTCCAGCGACCACTCGCGCACGTCCTCGGCAAATCCGTGCCGCTCTACCCATTCGCCAGCCCGCATCGAGCCTACGTTTCCGACGTGGTCGATGATGGTCGCATGTGTTTTTCCAGGAGCAATTCGCAGCACGCGCCCCACCTGCTGGAGGAATAGACTCAGCGATGCAGTAGGACGCAGCAAGATCGCGGCACTGACGATTGGTAGGTCGAATCCCTCGCTGATGATGTCGCATGAGCTGATGCCGTGCAGCGATCCGTTGCCCAGCCCGATAACGGCATCCCTGCGTGCCTCTGGAGTCATCCTTGAGTCCAAAGATTGCCAACAATAGCCAGCGGCTCGGAAGGTCTCTGCAACGTGCTCTGAATGTTTGATGGAGGCGCAGAATGCCACGGCAGGCTGACCGTCGCAGAGCTTGCGGTAATATTCGACGGCCTCACCTGTTACGCGAGGAATGTTTACGGCATCGTTGATCTCGTTGGCCCTGAAATCGCCCATGCGTTTTTTAAGCCCGCTCGTGTCCACGGTGGCTGGGCAAAAGTATTTGATACGAGACAGGTACCCATCACGAATGAGATCTGCAACCTGAGGACCGATCACCATCTCGTCAAATACATTGCCAAGCCCTCGGCCATCCAGTCGGCAGGGTGTCGCGGTGACGCCAATGATTTTCGCCCCGGGATAGGCTTTAATGATCGTCGCCCAACTCCCGGCGGTCGCGTGATGGGCCTCGTCGCAGATGATCCAATCAGGTTTCCACCGCAGCGTCGCACATCTATTTTTAAGCGTGTGGACGCCTGCGACCTGAACTTTATGCCTGAGCATTAGCTGACGGCGAGCGGCAATAAATCCATGCGGTACATCAAATTGCTGAAGCGTGCGGCTGATCTGATCCAGCAGCTCGTCTCTGTGCGCCATTAGAAGCACGTTGTGCCCGTTACGCAGCAATGATCCGCTAAGGTAACTAAACATTACCGTTTTACCAGCGCCAGTCGGCGCCACGAGCAGTACGCGACGCTTTCCAGCGCGGAATGCTTCCCTGACACCGGCGATTGCGGCGTGTTGATACGGGCGGAGTTTCATCAAAAAAGCGTCGGTTGAGCTTCGATCTTGTTCAGATTAGCAACGGCCCATTCTGCGTAAGACTTCTTTAATTCGCTTCCAACAAACTTGCGTCCAAGTGTCAAAGCTCCGTATCCTTCCGATCCAATTCCCGTAAATGGAGAATAAACCAAATCGCCGGGATTGCTCCAAAGAGTGATGGCTCTTTCAATGACATCAAGTTGCAAAGGGCAGATATGCTTTTCGTCTGCGTTTTCTCTGGCAACCTCACCATTTAAAACGCGACCTTGATCAACCGTCATCCAGACTGGAGAAGCGACCTCTTGCCACCAACTAACCGGAAACTCAGACCCATCTTTCACGACTGGATCAGTTGTTTGCCCCGGAGCGCGAAACGCCAAAAGATAATCAGCACACCCGACGCGAGAATCCGCTGAATTCTTTCGTAAAGTTTTATGGAGCAACCCGTGAGCCTTTGTCCTCTGCATTTCCGTGACTGGTGATTTCCAAATGCAAATTCTCGAATGAAAGAGAAAGTCATGCTTCCAAAATGCGCGAATGATTTCACCGCTAAAATCTTGGAATTGAATTGCCCCATGTTTCCATTTAGTGGCAATCAGATCGACACAGTGAACCGCAACCTCGCGACCCGGTTTTATGATGCGTTTCAACTCTGCAATTAAGTGATCAAAATGCACCATGAACTCTTGCATATTGTCACAATTCCCCATGTCTTGAGGATCATTTGAATATGTAAACAGATCGGCAAAGGGAGGGGAGAAAACACTGAATCCAATACTGTGATCAGGTATTTGTTTGGCTACTCTCACACAGTCTCCGTGGTGCACTGTCCAATCTTTTCCAGTGTACGTTGTGATGTCCGTTTTTGCTAAAATGTCTTCTCTATCAGAGAAAGTAAGTTCTTTTGCTGCGAGTGTCATGTTCTGTTGCATTTTCTTGTGTTGTTCAATTTTGCGTTCAATCGATCTGAGAATTGCGCCTTCTGTTTTTGCCTGAACGATAAATCCGTTCACCTGCTGCTTTTGTCCGAAACGGTATGATCTCCTGAGTGCTTGGTAAAAATCCTCGAAGGAATAGGAAAGTCCCACGAACGCCACATTTCGACAGTGCTGCCAATTTAAGCCAAATCCGGCAATACTTGGTTTTGTGATAATGACTCGTGCTCGTCCTTCACTAAAATCAGAAAGAATCCTTTGTTTTTTATCAGATGAATCTGACCCTCGAACTTCAACCGCGTCTGGAATTCGTTCAATCAATCCATCTGCTTCATCATTCGTATTACACCAAACAATCCACGATTCGTGAGATTGATTTACAATCGCAGCAACAGCATCGCATCGGGCTGGGGAAGTAATTCGCATTTCACGATGCATGGTGGTTGCTGAAAGAGTCGCAATTCGGAATAAATCTTCCCCTGTGTCAACGGACTCGTCAGAATCCACGAGGATTGTCTGCATGTTTAACGATGGTAAAATGTAGTCTGAATCATCAAACCCAATATCACTCGGTTTGGAAACGCAAGCCGCCCAACTTGCAAGCCACTTCCAGAACTCTGATTCGGCGTGTTTCTTTAGACGCCAATCGCCAGTGTTGAACGTGTCATTCACAAAGAACGTGGCGAGCATTTGAGCCGGGCTGCAAATGCCCAAAAACTCAGCGTGCTGCCCTAACTCGGTGTAGTCATTTGGTGAAGGTGTAGCAGTGCAGCAAAGCCTATATGGAGTTTCAGAGAATGCGTTTGTAAGTGCGATTCTAGTTTTCCCTGTAAACGCTTTAAGAATAGATGACTCATCCAAAACGACTCCAGCAAACTGCGAGCAATCAAAGTGCTCTAGTTTTTCATAGTTTGTAATCCAAATTCCAGAGGTTGAAATGTCATCGTCAGATGATGCTTGTTTAGCTTCAATTCCAAACTTTTCTGCTTCTCTAACGGTTTGAGATGCAACCGCCAGTGGAGTGAGAATTAAAATGCTCCCTCCTGTTTTTCTAAAAACCTGCGATGCCCATTCTAATTGCTGTGCAGTCTTACCAAGACCGCAATCCTCAAACAACGCGGCACGTCCTTTTTTTACAGCCCATGATACAATCTGTTTTTGCCATTCAAAAAGAGGAGCAATGAACGGTAGGGGATCAAACCCACATGATTTCGCAATCTTTCGTTTGCTTGTGATATATTCGTCGTAAGTCATATTCATAGTGTATAGTGTTGCGCGTTGATCTCGATGTCGCGCCCCACCGTTTATCATCCCGCGCCAAGCCCTCTTCGCCAAAAGTTGGTTTTCACGGGAGTAAAGTGTTTAAAACGGAATGTTGTCAGGCGTCACCTCTTGTTCGGTGCGCGGCAAATATTCCTTAACTTCTAAAAACGATTTTCCTTCGTATTTTCCAGATTTTTTGGGTTCGCCCAAATCAACGCGGACTTTACCAGTGCATCCGATCAGGTCGGCGGCTTCAAACTCGATCTCTTCACCTTCCGCGTCGTCGAATCCGAAACATGCACGCGCTTGTTTAATGCGCCACGAAGCACGCTCTGAGTTGTACAACGTGTCACGCATCGTAAACCCTCCTACGTTTAATTCCAATTCAATGGTTTGATCGCCCTTGGCTGAGAAACCTTCGTTGGCTGATTTTACGGTTGCGACGTGTTCACCGGCTTTGAGAACCGGGTTATTCTGCGTTGGTTTGTATTTTATCATACGTCAAAATAAGTTTCTGAGTTGCGGCGGCTTCTTGAAGCGATGCGTATTCATTGCTGTTTTTATCGAGGCTTTTTACAGCCTTGAAAAACGTATCGGTGAGTTCCTTTAGCGTTGTGGTTTGTTCAATTTTCAGCAGCCAATCGGTCGGCTCTGGTAACGCCTCCGTAACGGCTGGCGCGTAGGTCTGGACCTCCTCCGGCGTATACATCCCGACGATAACGCCAGGATAAACGGTTCGGATGCCTTCGCTTATGCAACGAGCGCGGAGCATTGCAGCCGGAAACTTTTCAAGGTTACCGATGCCGGCTTTTTTGGCGCGTGCGATGGTCCACGAAATTTTAACGGATCCACCCTGCGCGTGTGTAAACGTGCCAGTGACTTCTGCGTCTGTGTAAACGTCCCAGTTAACACGGCCACCAGCGCTCTGGAAACGCGCCAGCATTGCATCCGCTGACAGCGACGGTTTACCCTGGATGATATGGTAATGCGTTGCGGCTTTTGCCGGATGCAATCCGTCTGCCTGTGCGACGAGCATGAGAGCAGCGGCCTGCTCGGGTGTTTTTAATCCGAAAAATCCGGATTTGCTGATGTTTTGCGCCATCGTTTGGATGTCGCTGATTGGTATGAGTTCCATTTGTTTTTTCTGGTTATGCGCGTTTGGAAGTCGCGCCCCTTAAATTTGCTGCCACTAACGGGTTTTGACTGAGTTTCTGTTCGACCAGTTCGTCCACTGGCCCTCCGAAAAGCACCTCGGCCTTGTTCGCGCTGATTGACCCGACAATCTCGATAAGTTTTTCTTTGGTAAACCGATCCGCATGTTGATTTAACGTTTCACCTGACACAAATCGAGATGCGCGGGCCTTGCCTAGCCTCCATCCCTGAACCGGCGTGCCAGCCTCAAGCATCTCACGAGCTTTGGCAACGGCAGCGTTTTGGAAATCCTCGAAAATTTTACAACGTTGCAAAAAATCCCCTAGCCTGTCCGAGTCGTTAAGGATGAGCTGGAATGCGTCGCTAGTGGTCGCCAGTGCGGTTTCCTGCGCCTCAATTCGAGCCGTGCATGTGAGAGCCTTAGCGCACCAGTTGCAAAACTCATTCGGCTTGGGTTCGGCCCCTACGTTTGCGACAACCGCTTTCAGAATCTCAACGGCCTCGGCAAACGTAAAATGATGGCTTATAACGCGTTGTTGGTCGCAGAATAATAGATGCGCCGTCCATTTGTTTGTCGCGGTCTCGACCATTAGCCCGAGTGCGTAGGCGGCCATCTGTTCGCGGTAGTTGTAAATCTGCCCAGATTTTAAATCTGCGTGCCAGCCTCCAGATATGCAAATCGCATCCGCTGTGCCGGTGCAGTCAAGGTGGTCTACGCGGATTTTACACCGCTCCTCATTCATTTCGACATGCCGACCGTCGGCAAGCTCTGCGATGGTTTCATAAGCCCACGCAACCGCGATGGCGTCCTCCTGCTCTAACGGTGGCACCTCACCCAGCTCCCATGCGGAGCGTAGCGCTAGGTCTAACATTGTTCCACGAGCGGCGGCATCTGATGTGCCAGGGGCGCCTTCAAATTGACCGCACAAAGCCAATTTCGGCAGGTTGCTCGGTCTCAGTTTCAGTTGTGCTTTCATAGCAATCTTCAGTTTTACAAATCCAATTCGATGTGTGATTCTCAGCTCCGTCGAGGTGCATCATCTCCATGCAGCCACGGCAGACGGGAGCGTCGTCTGGGTCGCTGTAGCCCCACGGGTTCATGATTTTTTGCGGTTAGCTGCGCCCAGTTTCGCAAACTCTCGCTTACTAAGGATATGATCCTGCTCCTCTGGTGGCAATGTCGCCACCCATTCGGCTCGGCTCATCTGCTTCCAGTTTCGGTGCTCGACGCGTCGCAGGTCGTAGGCTTTTACGATTCTTTCTGGCAAAGCGGCAATGCGAGCGGCAATCTGCACGTCTTTCGACGCTTTCATCGCGGCGATCCGCTTCTCCTCAAATTGAGCGCGGGCTGTCAAATACTCGGCTTCGTTGCGGACTTCCAATCCCAGCTTTTTAGCTGACCGCATCCTATTGCTGCGTTTATTTCGGACTGCATACTCTTCCTCAGTAATTGGCTCTGACAGAGTAAAAATCCCTTTGCGAGCATACCCAACGCGCTGGTTGCGCTCAGGTGACTGTTTTGCAAGCCACCTCGACAGCGCCCTATCTAGCTGCGCCATACTGCCTGGATCCGCATGACCCGCGATCCATTGCGGAATTGCCGACATTTGTTGATGCTCGATTGAGCGGTATGCGTCTTGTCTCATTTAACCAAATTTTGAATGCTTTATTAACCTGCTGAATATTTAAGAAAAAATTGTAAACCGAGGCATCTTCGTAACTTAATTTTTTAATGGCGTAACGCATGCCTTCAAGTCGATCAATGTCAGACTGAGTGGCAATTCGTGGTGGTTTCATTTTCTAGCCTCCAAACTGCACAGGATGACAAACAACCCAGTCGGCATTGTTAATGCTGCCAGCACCAGCGTTTCGACTGCATCGGTGGCAAAAAAGCGGATTGCGACGATGTCCAGCATCAGTAGGATGCCACCGGCCAGCATCCAAATTGCTGCATGAAGGCGACGCTTTTTAAGCTCGTTTGCCGGATTGTGTGGGTTTTTAAGCCACGCGCTGAGGATTTTGTCGGTCTGCGCTGGCCTTGAGGAGTAATGGGAAGTGCTCATGGTTAAATAATGCTCGAAATCAATTTGCTTGCCACTGGTTTGCCGGACTTAACGTAGCGCAAATGCGCTTTGTATTTGTGCCCGCCAGATTGAAGGGATCGTCCGTACCCGCAGAATGTAGCGACAACCTGCTCGCCATTGAGTGATCCTTCGACGCCTTCCCATCCGTGAATTGTTTTGCGGATTGCGGAATGAATGTAAGTTGCGCCAAATTTACGGGTTTCAATTACGTATGGAATCAGATTTTGGATTTTCATAGTGGGTGTCGCGTTGGTTGGTTTCTTGCTGACGTTTAGAAACCTAACAGGTTCGGTTTACCTGTCTACACCTTTTTTTCATTTTCTTTGTAAGTCGCTATTTTCCAACGACTTATTTTTTCTAGGACGGCCCCCTTTGCGCCCATTTTCCCGGCTTGCGACGGCTTTTTTTTCGGATTTAAGCGCCCCAATACGCTGGCAATGCTCTTTGAGTGTCATGCCGACACGTTAAACCCATCCAGCTAGGTAGTCAACTCTTCGCCGTCGTCGTCGTCGTGATCCGTTACGGTGCAGGTATTTAACCAAGATTCAATGTGTGCTCTGCGTGCCAGCGTGTTGCCTCGGCCTTCGACCCAAACATCCGTTGCATCCTTCTCGTCGTCATGCAGTTGTGCAAAAATTTGCACCACGTCGAAATGCTCCGCAAGAACCCTGACAGCCTCGGATAGTCGTTCCTCTGGTGTCATGCGATGGCGGCGAATAGATCAGCTTCCCGGTGACGACGCAAACGCAGTCCCTTGGTATTGGGCCAGAGCCTATCCATCGAGCGAAACAGTTCAGGCACCTGCGCCAAATCGCCGGCCTTTAGTGCGTTCTGAATGTCCAGCATCTCACGCCTCCGATCGCCTGTCAGCGATGCGCCACGATTGAACACCAGGCTCAACAGCGCTGCGGTCTGATTTGGTTCTAGCTCGTCGGCCTGAGGGTAGATCCTGAGCATTTGAAGATAAAAACGCGGAACGGTCACCTCCTCAAAAACTTCCATTGCGGATTCCCACGGAATACTGATGTCTCGCACACTAAACAGCAGCAGTTTAGCGTCCTCAGCTCTAATTCCAGAGCATGCCACTAATCGCGCTAGATCGGTTCTAGAAACGTGTTGGCCCCAGTCCTGGCTGACTGCGGTTGACGAATTGTACCCGAGGTCGTACCCGATGCCGATGGTCACGCCTGACGCCTCGCCGGGCCACTCGGGCCGCGGGTTGTACTCGTCGCGTCCACCTGTTTCCTGTTCGACGATAAAGTTGATGCCGTCGCGGGTGAGATTCATTTGCGTAAATTGTTAATGGCTTCCACGGTTTTTACAACCGTGTATAAACCCGCGGCCACAGTACAAAAGCACTGCGTCATCGGACTAAATTCGGAAAAGTTGATTGCGATTGCGAGCATGTTAATCAGCAGCACCGGCACCATTTCGTCATCCCTGTCCATAATACACCTTCGGTTTGTCATGCACTGGCAATCCACGCCAGTCGTAGATGCTAGGCAGTTGCCTTTTTGCGGCGTCGAGGCGTTGCTGCTGGCTTTGCTTTAGCTTGAGCCACCGGCGCATTCGGTTTGATAATGGCTGAATCTTCATAGAGGTAGAACGAAAGGAACAGCCAATTCCCAGACGCGCCCAGGTTAAGCAGTATCTCACTCCAACTTGGTGTTGAAAGCGTAATGATGTTAGCAGCAGCACCGCAGATCGTCACGGCCATGACGGCCTTGTACAGCATAGCTTTCACCGGATGTCGCCAGACTCGCGAATCCTTTTTCCCAAATACGCGGAAAAGCAGATGCACCGAGGAGCAAATGAGCAAACTATTTGCGACGAGATTGATCAGTGTCGTGATGTGCATTGGTTGGGATCATTTTGTTTGCCAAATTCTCGACTGCGCGGAGTCCGAGAAACCCAAGAAGAAATGCGATGGCATATCCGAAATCATGCCCGTCGAGGTTTGCCATTTTTAAAACGAGCGGAGTGATGTAATTTGCAGATGCGGCTCCACCAAGTAACGATGCAATCGTAGCCGGCAAGCTCTGCTGCTGTTTGCTGCTTGTCATTATGGCTCCAAATAAACCTGCAAGCGCCAATCCTAAATCTATGCCTTCGTCCTTGAGGTTCATTTGATGCGATAATGTACCAGCGTCACATGTCTTCCGTCGATCCCGATATGCGAGAACCGCTTCTTTTCAGCATTTGCTTTTCGAAGCGCCGTGATTGCAGACGTTAACCCTCGCCCTAAATGCGCAGCAACCTCCGTTAGCGTCAACCATCCCTCCCCCTCGGGTGGAAATGGCGCGTTGATTTCCTCGGCCAATTTGTTGATCCAGCCTAAACCGGAAGGCGGAACGTCTGATTTTTTGTCTCTTTTGCTAGCCATATTTGAGTTTCGTTGTCGCAGTATTCTCCAAACGCAAAACCCCTCGACCAACTCGTCGTTGCCCGTCTCAAAGCTGCATACCCAGCTTCCTCGGTTTTTCCCAACCATCCAACGCAGTACCCAGTCGGGTGCGAACGGTTGCGGCCCTCGGCCTGAGTGACTCGGTGGAGATGCGCGATCACCACTTTGGTTGCAGTGCCAGTGCAGATTGCCTCGGCGTGATCTCGCACGGCGGCCTCGTTTATCATGTACCCATGCCCAAACAATGCGTCACCGTATTGTCTCCAGCCATGTTGAAATGAGTAGTCCACCACCTCGCATTTAACCTCCCGAGCGCGGGCCTGAATCTGATAGTAAATCCGCGATGCCAGTGCTGAAACGATTGCCCTGGGTGAATCCATGAGATTCGTAAGTCTTGCCTCATGATTTCCAAGAAGATAAACCTGCGGCGCGAAGCGTGAAATGAACGCCAGCCCGTCGCTTAGGTCACCCTCAGGATCTGCGGCGTCATCAGCGGTTCCAACTGCACCGGCGCGGAGACAAGCGAGGTCAATGTGATCTCCGAGAGCGATGCGCGTTTGCGGTTTCCATCGTTCCTGAAAGGCGTAAACCTGCTTGAGAAGGTCGCCGTCAACCAGATGCCCGTGCGTGCATCCCACGGCCATAAATCGCTTCCATTTGCGGGTGATGTTTGCCATTTGTTAAACGCAGAAGAGCCAAATGAGCGCGATTTCGTACACCTCGACGTGGAGATCCACTCCGCACGTTTTAAATACCCAGTTGAGCGCAAAACGCAGCACGATTGCCAGCAGTAGAACCTCTGCAAATGAGCGCAATCGAGTGAGCCGTAGGCTAACCGCTTTTTGCGTTGTGGTTTGGCGTCGTGTCATTTTTAATGTGTGATGCGCCGTAATAAAAAGAAACAACAGCGGCCCAACTTGTTGAAAGTGAACCAATTAGCAAAGTTAGTCCTGCGTTGTCCCACAGTTTTAAATCGCCTGTCATCAGACCGATGAGGATTCCAAAAAACCCAGCGGTCACCGTGCACGCTAGAGCCGCGGGAACCCATGATCCAGTCCCCTGTTGCATTGCCCGAGCGTTGGCGCGGTCAGCCTGTTGCAACTCCTCGGCCCTAATGCCCATTTCAGCCATTTTGGTTTTCAACGCGAGATCGGCTTGTTGCAGTGCTGCCATCTGTTCGGCGGTTAACTGACCAGACGTAAGCGCCTTCTCGATTTTCGCTTTTGTCGGCGTGTCAATGTGCAGCACATCAGCCACAGCTGACACGGCAGCACCGCCAAGCGGACCTCCTAAAATGCTGCCAATCGTGGGCAGGATTTGTTTGACCCACTCCATACTTAGGCAAAATACGAGGTTATAACGACAAGGCCCTGACCACCCTTACCGCCTCCGCCAGAGTTAACACCATTTTGAGATGCTCCTCCGCCTCCGCCTCCGCCGCCAAACGCTCCACCTGCGCCACCAGTGCCTGCCGTGCCGGTTAAAGTTGACGCGCCACCACCGCCACCAGTTGCGCCCATAGGCATTCCGTTAGAGTTGACGCCGGAGGAAATTCCAGATCCGGCGTTTGGAACGCTGACAGTGCCCGCTGCGCCGCCGCTTAAATTTGTGGGCAAAAATCTCCCTCCAGAGCCTCCGCTACTACCTGCCACAGCCGCAGGCAAAAGCAACGCCCCGGATGCCCCAGATCCAGATCCGCCAGCAGTGCCGGTTGATGTTTGACCATTTGGCACTCCACCTGCCGCAACAGTGCTGGTACTTGATAATGCTCCACCACCATTTCCACCCCATGATCCCCCGCCAGCGGTGCCCGCAGTTATCGTGCCACCCCCGCCACCCCCGCCGCCATAAAAATTTAAACTGCCAAACGAACAAGTTCCTCCAGCAACACCTGCCACCCCATTTGACGAATCAACTGTCTGCGCCGCTGCTCCATTGCCGCCATCACCAATGACAACTGTCTCCGTTGCTCCGAATGCGGAAGCCAAAATCATCTGGTCAAAATACGACCCTGAGCCACCACCGCCACCACCGCATCTCAGTTCGCCAGTTGGCCCTCTGCGACCACTGCCGCCACCACCACCAGCGCCCCAGCCTTGCACGCGCAGTCGCACTGCTCCAACGGGTTTTGTCCATGTTGCGCTGCCAATGGTTTGGAAAATTTGCACGTTTGCAGCCGTGTTTGGCGCTGCTCCAATACTGCTAGGCGTGATGGCATCGCTGCCACCAGTAGCGTGCGTTGATGCGTGAGCGGTGGGCGTGCGTGAGTCGCTCAACCTGCTGTCGTTGCCCTGTGCCGCAG